GGAGGATCTACTACTCATAGTGGTACTAACGGCGCTGACGGCACTGTATCCTCATTTGGTACTGGAGGTACTGGAGGTAACGATGGTACAGTAGGAGGTGGTTCTGGTGGCTCAGGTGGTACTTATGGAGCATCAGGTTCTAATGGCCTAGACATTACAGGCGATCACAGTACTGATGCACACGTATTAGAAACAGGAGTAGGCACAGGCGGCGTTGCTGGTGCTGATTATTATAACCCAAGCTCTCATACAGTCACACAAATTTAAATAGGTAGGATTAAATCATGGCAACACGAAAGGAAGAAGAAGCATTGGCGGCTTTGGTTAATGCAGATCAAACACTAAGACCAGAGACAATGTACGGCGCAGGGTCGTACGCAGGACGGGAGCCTTTAGATACTGGCCCTGCCCTATACGCAACGATGGAAGATCCAGATACTCGATACACTGGGCCTACTAACCCTAGAGGGGGCGACGTTAATATACGTCCCACTGCTACTGATTTCAGTCGTATGGGAGTAGGAGCACCTACGGCAGGCGCATTCAGCACTAACGGAGTACCGTATTCTGATATAAGCACTCAAGCTACTGGTAATCCCCAACCTACTCTATGGGAAGCGTTCATGGCTTCTGATAAGAGCCCTAACACCCCGTCACAAGCAGAGCTGATGGCTAATCCATCTCTATTTACTCCCGCTATGGCCCGACAGCAACAAGCACAGGGCGGTGGTACTAGTAGCACAGGAGGAGCAGGGGGCCCTATGGTAAATATGCCTACAGTAGGGGGAGGTCAAGGCGATGCTGTCTCACGACTACAGGCAGCCCGACAGCCACGAGGACTTACTTTCAGTAATCTCTTTGGCAGTACTGGTTTTGATCCTGAAACAGGTCAGTTCACTACAACAGAGAGTCCTGAATATGCACAGTTCCAACAGGGACTACTAGGGCAGCTACAAGGCGCTCAGTCGGCGTACCAGAGCTTTAACCCACAAGATGCAGCAGCAGAGTACCTACAGGGTGTAAACGCCCTTAGAGAGCCTCTGAGAGAGCAACAGACACAATCCGCTTTAAGCCGTTTGGTTCAGTCTGGTAAATTAGGTGCTACGGCTGGTACTCAGGCATTGGCTCAGTTAGAGTCTGCTCAAGAGAACCAACGCTTCCAAGAGGGCGTACAGGCCCAACAATACGGACAGCAACAGCAACAGCAGATGCTAGCTAATCAAGCTGGTCTGTTTGGTCTAGCTGGTCAAGTAGCTCAACAACAATTCCAACCACAGCAGCAAGCTCTAGGTGCAGTACCTCTACTACAAGAGATCTACTCATTCCCAGAAGAGCCAGCATTCCAACAGAGCCTAGCACAACAGGCTTTAAATGCTCAGAAGAGTGCTAACCAGAGTGGTTTGTTTGGTGATATCTTTGGTATGATTGCACCTAAACTATTTGGACTATAGGAGATATATAACATGGCTAGTGGATTATTCGGCTCAGGCCCACAATCAAACATTTTAAATACTGTAGCAGGATCGTATGAGAATATCCTTAGTGCTGAGAAGCAAAAGGGAGCGTCTATGCGTGAAGCTATGGGTGCTTTCGGTAAGGCGATAGACCCTAAGACTATAGGCATGAATAAGTTTAAGAAACAGTTTGCAGATGCAGATTGGACTAACCCTGAGACATACTTTCAGGCGAGTCAGTTCTTAACTGAATATGACCCTGCTGCTGCTATGTCTATGTCACAAAGAGGAATAGATTTAGCTAAAACACTCGCTCCTAAAGCTCCTAAACGTGTGATGGAAACAATCTACGAGGATGGAGAGAACGTAATATACTCTGTAGATCCTAATAACCCAATGGACAAGATTAAAGTAGGTTTGGCAGAAGTCAAAGGCCCAGATACTGTGGTCAACTTGGGATCTAATGAGGCTGTAAAGGCGCAAGCAAAGGCTAACGTGGCTGCATTAGAAGAACTAGGCGATTCTTCTGCGTTCCGTGCTGGCAACATTGCGACTACAGAAGAGTTCCTCGCTGGATTTAAAGATGGAACTTTACACTCTGGAGCAGGACGTAAAGCCCTTTCATATCTTCCTACAACATTCACTGTACAGGGCCAGAAGGATGAACAATTAGATGCAATGTCAGAACAGGCTGCACGAGCTAAACTAAAGGCTCTAGGTGAAATACGACCCACAGATGCTGACGTTAAGGGTGTTAAAGAGTCTTTATTCGGAATTGGTAGGTCAGAAGAGACTAACGTAATTCTACTTACTCAGTATCTAAAAGAACTAAAACATAGAGAGGCCAAATATCAAGGTCTTTTGAAAGCAAGGGCTGGTAATACTTTAGAAGGGTATGTATTAGATGAACGTAATGAGATAGTTCCTACTACGGAGACTTCACCAGAAGCTATCGCTAATATGTTCGTGGGGCTTGAGGTAACGGGCGATCTATTTGCTCGGTTATATAACGGCCTTACCGATGAACAGAAAGTCATATATGCCAATACATTACAATAGGATACATTAAATGTTACAACCAATGTCTTTAGAGCAGATTAGGAGCTTACATTCTTCTGGGGGGCAACCCGATACGGAGCAGGGTAACGTCCCTTCTGAGAATAAATCTGTGCCTAGTTTAGAAGAAATAAGGAAAATGGCTCCAAAACCGAAAGCACCCATTAACGACTTAGCCACAGAGGATAAGGGGGTTGACGAAAGCCTGCCTGAACTACTAGGGCGAGGACTTCTCTTTGGAGTAGAGAGTGCTGGTGCTGGTATTCAAGAGCTAGTACGTTCTGGCATTACTGACGTTACTGGTATTGATGTACTGTCTGACTTCAAGAAGATGCGTATAGAGCGTACAGAAGATTTTGCCGCATATACCGATAGAATGAATGACCTAGAGCATAGGGTATTTTGGGTAGGCGGCTACACAGGACAAGCTGGTTCCTTTATGGCTGCTCCTACACGTACACTAGGCCAAGTAGTAGGTACATCTATGTTTGCTTCCGCTTCCCTCCCTACAGAACAAGGCGACCCTAGCCTGCTTTCACAGGAACGTACTATGAATGCTCTAGTAGGGGCTGGTGCTGGCCTCTTCCCCCAAGCCTTGATTAATACAGGTAAGGCTATTGTAGGCAAGGTGTTAATAGATCCTATTAAGGCTGTTACTGGCTTCTTCTCCCGAAGTGGTGGTAAAAAGGAGGCAACTAAAGGAGTCACCAGCATAGCTACGAAGGAAGCTACAGATGCGGCAGAGCGTTTAGGTGTTAAGATCACACCAGCAGAAGCCTCTGCTAACCCTATCATACTCTCTAGAGAAGCTAGAGCAGTATCAGACCTACGCCCTGAACAGGCTCTAAAGGCTGGAGAAATAAACGCCTCCCGTACTAGGGAATTGGCTGAGACTATAGATGGGTTTGTTACTTCTATCTTACCTGAAGGGAAAGTAGCTGTTAGGGCTACACTTAATAAACTATACGGTGCTGCTTTTAAAGTCAGAATGAATCCTAAGCTGGTTGAGCAAATGGAGGACAATACTATATACTCTGCTGCTAAAAAGTCACTCTTAAGCGACCCAGCTAAGAAAACTCAGTTTGAAGCACTAGAAGAGGGATCGTTAGGTCAGGTTGAAATGGTGCGTAGGGCGATATCTAAGGAAGCTAATGCTGCTGCTAAGTCGATAGATTCGTTAGAGAGAAGTAAAGCGGGTGCATTGCGGAGCGTTAATACGTTACTTAAAGGAGCCTTACAAAAAGCCAGTCCTGAATACACCAAAGCCTTACCTATCGCACAGCGACAGATAGCGCAAAAACGTATTCTAGATGACCTAGCTAAAGTAAAGACTAAAGGATCTGAGACAGGGACTAGTGTCTATAACGCCACCCCTGACCAGTTTTATGATGCTATACTGTCCACGCCACAACAACGTAAAGAACTCGCTAGGCAGTTAAAAGAAGTAGGGGGAAGCTCTCAGGCGATTGATGACCTAGCTGTGGTACTTGCTCGTATTAAGAACACACCCTTTAAAGCCCTTAGCGCGGCTCAGAACCAACTAGGTGCGGGGATGGCAACTGGTGGTTTTGGCGCTGCTGGTGTGGTAATTCACAACACAACTTCTTTCCTCAGAGGTCGCCATAACCTAGCTATGGTTGAATTGATTACTAACGGTAAGTGGCAAAACTCTTTAACTAAGATACGCAAAATCAAAAATCCAGCTAAACAGCTACGGGCTCTTAGTACTGCATTAGCCTACGTGACTACAGACAACATCGACCAACTTAAGCGTGAGGCTTCGGAAGAGGTTAGGGACGCTGCTAGGTCAATTACAGGAGGTAATCAATAATGTGGGAAGAAATCTATAACAAGATCCAGCAAGACCTTACGGGTATGTGGGATGCTGTAAGTAACACCACAATGCAGGGGATGCAGGATGCCGCCGATTGGGTGGATGAAAAAGCCCCTCATGCTTACGGTAGAAGTCAGGAGATAGAAGAGGCCCGTACTGGAGGTGATCCTGTAGTGCTTGATGTATTTAAAGATACTACAGACTCGGATACTACAGATTCTCTAGGCACTGAGATGGACTTAGAGCTTTTCAAGTCTCAGTTAGTAGAGGATGAAGGGCACAAGTCTAAGGCGTATGAGGATACTGAGGGCCACTTGACTATAGGTGTTGGACATAAGGTTCTAGATACTGATGGCCTTACAGCAGGGAGTGAGGTAACTGAGGATACTATAGATCGTATGTTAAATGATGATGCTTCACAGGCTGTACATAACGCTATGTCCTTAGTAGATGATTGGGAAGGGCTCCCCTCTAATGCTAAATACGCTCTCTCTAATATGACATTCCAATTAGGTAAGACGGGCGTGTCTAAGTTCTCTAAGACGCTTGCATTGATTAACAAAGGCGACTTCAAAGGAGCTGCTGTTGAGATGTTAGATTCTAAGTGGGCGAAGCAGACACCCAGCCGAGCTAAGAAAATGTCTGGTCTAATGGCTACCGCTAGTAGATAAAACACACAGGCACAAAAAAAGCCCCCTCAGATCACTCTAAGGGGGCTTTTGTATTTCTGTAGTTTAACTTCCTTTCTTGATTACACTACTCATATCGAAATCATGGATCTTCATAGTGTTTAAAGTAGTCTCGCTTGCAGTGTCATCTAGCTTCTCAGTCTCCTTCTTTATTAGTTGGGGTATTCCAGCATCTTGTTTTTCTTTAGCACCTTCTAGCTTCTCTTCATCTTCTTTAGTGTAGGCTATTGAGTATGCTCTAGGTTTACTTTCCTTAGCTATTAAGTCAGTAGACCATACATAGATCCTCTCTTTATTAGGGCCAACCTTATGGGCTATATAGAGAGCCTCTTTAGGCATCTCCATAGCTACAGGATAACCTAAAGCATCATCTACTGCAACATAAGAGTACCCACCAATCACTACCATCATAGGGATAATCAATGCCAACAACGCTCTCTTCTTTGTTGTGTTTATGATTACCCACGTTGAGATGGAAATGAATAAAGTTGCGAAGATAGCAATCACTAAGTTTATATCCATAACTACCTACCTCTTATTGGAATAAAATTACTAGGCGTGTTGTTTACTTCTACCAAGTTACCATCTTTATCTAGAATAAACCTGAATAGGCTAACGTGCTGGCCTTGCTTCTCAAACGTCACTATGGACTCGTACTTAATTCCGTACGGGTTTATCTTCATAAGACGGACTACTACCTCGTTATCGGGTTCCTTACGTCTAACTAAGTAAGGGTGTAGCATAACTTCATACTCCCCCACCTCCGTACCCCTTAAGGTAACAGTCTCTTCATTATTCAATAACTCAACACCATCTACAGTGTCATTAATACGGCCTAAGTCATCACGTTCTAAGTGCATGAATCCAGCACTCTTACTTGTAAAAGACACTACAGCACCCGAAGGTGAACGCACCCATAGATCTAAGTCTGCATAAGACTCGTCAGCCCATGATATTGATATCAAGTATTCGGCTTTCTTTGGTGCGTCTGACTTCTTAGTTATTGGGTTTATTAGTAGTAGTGCAACAACAAATAGGAATACAAAGGACAGTAGCATATTGAATATCATATCCTGAAACCCTGTACTTGATTTGAATCTATTCATTTTACTCTACTCCTACCTCTAGATTAACTAGCTTCACCTTTAGAAGTGTACTACAGATAAGACCTACGGCTGTAGTGTATAGTGCCGTTGACATTCCTGCTGCCATCTTACCCAACACTTCTGTAGTCTTAGTGGCGTCATTGATATCCAGTTCAGCCATAGAGCCTCCTAACATAAGTATGAAGCCTAACACAGTACCTATCATACCTAACGCTAACATAGTCTCGGATACAAACCACCCTACTGACAGGTAGGTTTCTACGCCCTTACGTCTGTAAGAGACATAGCCTATGACTACGCTATACAGAGCGTATATAGCTAGTATAACGAATGATAGCTTTGTAGCATCAGCCTCGTTAAGCATACTGAAGATACCCTCTGTATAGGCAAAGAACGCTCCTAGTGCTGACACTGACATCATTAGCCAGTACCTCAAGAATGTTCTACTCATAACTTAGCCTCCGCTATTACTAGTGCTTTATTGAACTCCCGTAGTCGTAAGATAACAGCCCAAAAGTCTACAATAGTAGTCCAGCGATCAATGAAGTAGGTCATAGAACCTTCAACACGACCAAAGGCATTTAGTACTTGACTCAATACGCCTAAAGTAATCAACTGTTGGAAGTACGAAGGCGCAATAGCTATCATAGCAATATTACCTAAGCATAGGCTAAAGGCTGTCTGCCATACACCAAATCCCATATAGTAGTTGAACAACTTGTAATAGTTACGTTTGATACTTGCGAACATAGGGAATAACGTCTGCACACAACGGGCGCTATAGTCATCCTCTGAATGTACTAGCTTCTTACGGAACCTAGCCTCTACCACTTGGTTGTTATATTCTAGTTTAGGTAACCACCAGCCTAATACAAAACTGATTACTGTACCACCTAATGACATAGCTAACGCTACCCACACTAGGAAACCTTCTATAATCTCACCATTCCAAATAGGCAACCCTTCTGAGAGTTCCCATAAGATAGGGATAAAAGCTACTAGTACTAACACTGCCGAGAAGAGTCCAATAAATAAACCTTCTAGCGTCTTACCGAATACCATTAAGTCCTCTTGAAGTCGTTGACTAGCACCTTCAATCTTAGCCTTACAGTTATTCCAACGTTCTAAGTAGAAGTGTGTGTTAGCCTCCCTCCATCGGAAGATCCAACGTCTTGTCTGCCATGTTCCATATACGGACATAGGTACATAGATAGCCAGTATCTCTAGGAAAGATGGAATAGTATCTTCTACTAACCGTAATGTATCCCCTAAACGACCCCAATCCCAACCTAAGAATAGTTGCCAGAACCTCGCTTCATCGTACCCCTGAATAGCATCCCACAACTCTCTATTCCATGAGTTATAGAATACTAGTATTTCAACACCGTACCATGTTAGTGACATTATTAATGCCAGAAAGAACCATGCGTAAGGTGCGTTCTTTAGTGTGAAAAAGAATGATTTTAACATTTACCTACCCTCCAACTATGGAGCCAGTGAAGCCCCAAAAGTTTCTATAGTTTGTAGCTAAGGTCATTAAAGCGGGTTTCCCTTCAAAGTCTGTAGGTCTTAGCCAATACATAGAAGTGCTTGGTATTGCAATGAACGCCATCCTAACTGTCTCATCTTCTACACCTAGTTTCTTTAGAACGTCTAGTAACACCGCAGATGTGCGATAGGCACTCGCCTCTAAGGCTTGCTTACTGATATTAGCTGACGCTTCTGGTGGTGTTCTAGGGCCATGAATGCCCAAGTAAACGTCACCAATCAAGTAACGCCTATCACCTCCTAAGAAAAGCAAACTACAAGAGCTTGCACATATTACCTTTCCATCAGCACCTTCTATGGTAGCTGGTGTGTACACTTCCTTACCTAACTCGTTTATTACTGGGGTGTCTCGTACAATAGTAATCACATCTCTGATTTTGAAGTGTGATGCGAGGCACATACCCTCACCTAAATTACCACCTTTTGATTCTAATATTACAGCGAATCTCTTAGGCATTAGCGGTACTATCTTCCTACAATCCCCATCCCGAACTACGCCAGTTAGGGTATATAAAGAGTCATCTATTTTGGTGAATTTCAAACCCTCTAATTTAGGTTCTTCTTCAGTATCTTCCGTTTTTGTTGTTAGCATCTCAGGCGCGTAGTGTGATACTAGCCCGAATATAACAATAGATAATACGGTTAGTATACTTGTCCACTTTATTAGCTTGTTCATTATATACCCCTCCTGACTATTACGTTTAAACTACAGCAGGAGCTTGGGTTAACATATCAAACAATATGAACCCCACAACTGCCGCAGCTATTAAGTATGTTTTCATTTTATTACTCATCCTACTACCTCGTCATATAGACCGTGTTTAACGGCTTCTTCTGCGGTCAACCAAACATTGGTCGGCTTCAACAGATTCTTCTTTATGTACGCCTTACTCTTACCTGTATGTTTCTGATAGTGACGTACAATTACTTCATCTAACTGGTCTAAATGCACACTGTCCGCCTCTAGATCAGAGTAGTTGCCTATGAGTCCTGTGCTGAACTCATGTGAGAGTACACTACAACTACGGTGTACCTTACGCATTCCCTTAGTTCCTGCCATTGAGATTAACAATCCACAACTCGCAGCACAGCCAGTAGCGTAAGTTGAAATAGGGAACTTATGACGTTCCATTAGATCAATCAAGGCCAGTGCCGAATGTACAGCGCCGCCATGACTATTAACAATCAAAGTTAGCTTGTCCTCCTTTTCTCGTGGTGCGTTATCGAACTGGTATAGGAACCGCATTGCTGGTTCTACACTCAGATCACAGATATCATCCATCAGCAGGTGGCGCTTCTGAGCCCACATTGGATCCATAGGTAATTGCATATTCATAGTTTATATCCTTCTATTTACTTTTGTGTATGTTTAAAAAGTTAGTTCACAACCACCAGCGCTGCAAGCAGCTTCACCTGATAGATCTGTATTATCTACTGCTTCTACTACTTTTGTCAAGTCTATGTCATTTAGTGACTTCTCTAGCACCTCAAAGCGTTCTTTAGTGATAGTCTCAAAAGGAGCTTGAATATAAGTACCTCCATCATAGGGTAGAACTGAGATACCGTTGAAGGTATTACGATTCTTCCACATCCATTCCCCCACCAACGACCATTCATCTTCTTTAACTGAGATGGTTGAAGATACGTTATGGGTGTTCTGACCTTCTATATGCCCCTCTGCGACCCATTCAGTGTTAAACCTACGTACCCTATCCAGAAGCTCTAAAGGGCTCTCAGATCGAAGTATAGAGCCTTGTGGGGCTTTCTGAGGTATCTCCACTACAGCCTGTGAGTCAGGATTAAAATATTCATCCTCAATCAGCTCAGGGTGGTACTTAATCAGATGCTGATATAGTGCCTCGTTCTTACCTAATCGCTGTCTACGGATATAGTATTCATCGTGCCAAGCGTGAATGCCACTACTAGAACCGAGTACGCAACTGCTGGTTCCTGATGGCTTAACAGTAGTGCAACGAGCAGCATGGTTAATTCCAATGAGGTCAGCAACCCTCTTGTTTTCTTCTTTAACAGCACAAGCCGCCTCCCTTAGATCATATTGAAGTATTACACCTGAACCAATACCCGTCTGACCTACTCCTATTAGTGCTTCCTTCTCGGTAGTCTCACGCCATTGGTCACGTAAGTAGTGGAAGTTAGTGTATCCAGCCTGTAGGGTTCCTAAGAATGCTGCGGCCTTACTACGCTCATTTAAGTCTTCTTGAGACTCAATATCTGATACGTTTAGCTCACACAAATTGCAGAATTGATAAGGTCGTAACGCTATCTCACAACATGGATTCGTCCCCCAATCCTTATCATTAGAGAAGTATACTGCGGGTTCACCTGAACCAGACATCTCCACTCGTTCCCATAGCTTTTCAAACTCTTCCTTAGTAACACGGTGGCGTAGAATAACAGCAGAGTTATTAGCACGACCTCGTTGTGGGCTATGTTCCCACCAGTTACCAGCCTTACAACCTAGCATTGAGTTATCATCCATAGAGAATAGGGAAATCAATGCAGCCCTGCGAATACCACCAGCTAATACGGCATCTGCGATATAACACATTAGGTCGTGCGCTTCTAGTGTCTCTAGCTTACGTCCGATAGCGGTATCTAATAGTGATCGTAGGTTATGTAAGCAATCTTTTAACGGTTGAGGGCCGGGGGCCTTACCGCCAGAAGTCACTAATAGCGCACCTTTCTGACGTATATCGCGGAAATCAAACTCTACTTCCATCAAGCCTTTGAAGTAGGATTCCATCAATACTTTTACAGCGTCTGCCCACCCTTCGATGTTATCACTGATTAGGAACCTACGCTTACGCTTCTTAGGGCCAACTACTTCTGGTAGTTTATTTACGTGGTGACGCTGAACACTGTAGCCTACGCCTGTACCACCTAATAGCAAGAACATAGTCTCAGAAAACGCCTCTATGTCCTCTACAGGCAGATAAGCACAGTTAAAAACACGGTTAGGGGCAAGCTCAATAGGAGCCCCACCAAACTGCAACGAACGCATTGACGGTAGCACTTTCTTCTTGTATACAAATTCATAAACGTCCTCAATCTCCTGTTTGATGTGTGGGTACTTACGTTGGTGCATCTCTTTATTACGAGTGACTAGCTCTTCCCAAGTCTCACGGCGTTGTACTTCTGGCTTGAACTTAGCGTATTTTGAAAATACAGTAATGTCTGATAAAATCTTGTTACTTGTTTCCATAGTTGTCTTCTAACTCTATTAGTAGGTCAATATAATGTTTAATCTTTTCTAAGTCGGCTATGCCGTTCTTGTTACGCCATCTAGAAATGTATTTGACTACATTCCCTTCTATAAAACCAAGCCCGTTGGCGTGTATGTATTCAATAGGCTGTATAGGTGTCTTATAGTGTTCCCCATCCACTTGTACAGAGAGGGCCGACTGTTCGTTTATCACCCTCTCTTCCATCTCTCCTGTGAACGTATTGAATACCTTACCCATCTTCAAAATCCCCCTTTTCTATAGCGATCATTAATTTATCATCAAACCTATCCAATAGATCCTCAGTAGAGATACCTAATATTTCTACTAACAGGTCTGTATCATAGTCTCTGATGATATCTTCTACTAATTCTTCTACTGTTTTAGCCATTGATTGTTTTACTCCATTTATTGAGAGCTTTCATATCGTCTTGGCAGAACCATTTAATCTCGTGTTTATCACACCATCCTGCATTAGTCAGCTTAGAGCCTTTACGCAGCTTCTGGTGAGGCTTCGACCATACGAATACTAGTACCTTACCCTCTTTTAACATTTGTTGGTGGATGGCTTTATATTTCTGAGTGTCTCCTGATCTAAAGAATCCCTTAACCTCAATGTATATATTACCTTTGATGAAGTCAGGATTGTAAGTCTTATGGATAGTGTATTTCATCTTCTCAGATTCGTACTCCCATTCCTTAAGACCTACGGCTACCCTAGCCTCTAATTTACTTCTGTACTTTGGTAGACTTCTTGACATTAGTCTCTTCCTTCAATAGAGCCTGTACCATTTGACCTGTTCCGTCAATAAAAGGGCTACCGTGTAGCGACCATCCCTCGTTTAGTAGGGTGTTGATACATTCCTCAAAACGTTCAGCGCGAGGGGTTTGTACTACTTTAAATTCAATCATAATCATTTCTTCTCTTCCGTTACTTCAATTACGCGTGGTACGTTCCACACTTCTGTTAAAAACTTAGGGCCGTTGCTATACAGGAATGTTCTTAATTCAGGATAACAAGTATGCTTATAAGGACAGTAAGAACACTGCGTAGAGAGCTTCATATTACCACTCTTACCATCGGGTACTGGGTGGCTACAGGGCTCTGGCATTTCATCTTTAGAGGTTATATCCTTAAGATGGATGATCCTATCCTCAATGCTCTTACCTTCCGTCAAGTCTATCATCGCTAAAGCTAAATGTCCATTGCCTTTGTCCATAGCTAACCAACCGCCCTCGTCTACGCCTAAGCCAGCACCGTATCCCTTTAACTGGTCAACGTACCCAAAGGGATCATCGAACTCTACAGTGTTATCCTTGAACTTCTTAAAGGCAAAGCTAGAGGCTGATTTAACATCAATGAGTTTACCATCAATAGTACAATCCATTGAGCCTTTAACACCCTCAATCTCTACCCTATCCTGCTCGTTAGCTACTGTATGTCCTCCTAGTCGTACGAGTAGTAGTACTAACTCTTCAATAACGTGGCCGTATAGGAACTTAATGAGCGTAGAGGGCTCTAGTTCTTCTTTAGGGTAGTTCTTGGAGTTAAGCCATACCTGTCTATCAGGCTTACCGACTGATGACATACGTAAGCGTGTCGTGTCTCCCCTTTCTTCAAACAGAGATTTAAACACTGCCTCTTTGACGTTCTTACCGAATAGATCAAAGACAGCATCTACGTCTACAGTAGGGTCTGCTTTATTAGTCCTAAGTACGTTGTAGATATCTTCTACTAGTGTATCTAGTGTTTTCATCTTTCACCTTTTAAATAAGATAACGCTGAATTAATAGAATCTAGGCTATCACCTAACAGTCCTAATCCTTTGTTACACCTGTTGCAGAGTAAGCCCCTAACTTTATTAGTTACGTGGTCGTGATCTATACACAAGGTCTTACCCTCGTCTACGTGACATATAGCACATAACTCATTCTGGTCAGATAGCATCTTATTATAATCATCTTTCGTTAGGTTGTGCTTAAGTAGTACCCTATTCAGGTTATCCTCTTTAATACACGCTTTACACCTTGCGACAGTTCCTGAGTTTACGCGCTTTTCAGCGTAGAATCCCCTCAAGGGCTTTACTATATCACACTTACTACACTTCTTAGTGACACTCATACCAACTATCTCCTATTTTAGATTCGCCATCTAGAGGGCAGTACATATCTAGAGCTATACCAGCGTCAACGATAGCCTCTACAGCTAGTTCCCCAAACCGTTCAGAGTGTTCCTCTAGAACTTGAGTTTGGTATTCATCGTGGATATTACCCACAAAAGTAAAGTCGAGATTTTCCTCCTTTGCTTTGTTGTATAGTAACACAAGAGCCTTTTTCATAACAATAGCCCCCGCAGACTGTAAGAGGTAATTAGGGGCCGAGTGTTCCGACTTTACCCATATCTTCCTACCATCCAGCCCCTTCAAGTAGCCCCTATGTGAAGCCCTTTTAATCTTAGTGATTAGATCCCCTAATGGAGGGATATTCTTGAAGAGAGTGGCCTTTAGCTTCTTACCATCTGCCGCAGATCCATTAATTATAGTTCCCAGTTTAGCATCACCAGCCCCGTAGCACAGAGCGTAGATCATTGTTTTAGCCTGATCCCTCGTTTCCAATCCAGCCATCTCTTGATTATAAGAGTGGATATCCCCGTCTAGAATCTGATGTAAGTAATCATCATCTTTTAAGTAGCTGGCAAGCATTCTCAATTCTAGGCCAGAAGCGTCACAACCGACCAGCTTATACCCTTGAGGAACAATCCAACATTCCCTACACTCTTTACCATACGGACTGTAAGACGCTGGCACTTGTGCGACATTAGGGCTGCTATGGCTCATACGATTTGTCTGTGCGCCTATAGGGTTAACGTAGCCATGTACTCTACCATCATCCTCTACCGCCTCAATCCAACTCAACACCATACCTACGCGCTTCTGTAGTAGTAAGAAGTCTTTGATTAGTACAGCTTCGGGAATGTCAACACCCTCTAGTACTTTTTCATCTACTTTTGGCTTGCCTGTTTCTGTAAACTCTAGAGGCTTCCACCCATAGTGCTGTAAGTAACGTCCAATTTGCTGGCGGCTGCCTAGATTGAAGATAGGGTATTCATACACGCCATAGCTACCTTCTGCTTTGTCGTAGTAGAAACCCTGCTCCCTGTGCTTAGTCATTATGGCTGCTTCTGTGCCATCCTTCTTAGTAGGATTCTTGGGGTAGTTCTTAGCCACCCACACTGGCAAAGGCTTGAACCTCTCGTGTACCTTAGCTTCTGCATCTAACATACTCTCTTTGAGTTCAGCTAATAACATAAAGGCTTTTTGTTCATCTAACAACCAACCATTACTAACCTGTTCTGCAATGATCTTGTGTACGTCCATCTCTAATTGAATAGACTGTTCAGAGAAGCCCTGTGCCTCTACTAGTAAGTGTAGGTAAACTATTACGTTAACTGCCACATCATTAATACAGTACTCTAACATCTCTTCTGAGTACTGTGTGAAGTCAGTGAAGTCGCCTTTTTGGTTGCCTATCTTTTCTCCCCATACTTTAAGTGAATGACCACCCTCACGAGTAGGCTTAAACAAACGTGACATAACTAAAGTGTCTGTTAGTTTGATACCAGTGAAGTCACTACCTAATAACCTCTCCAATACAGGAACATCATACCCTAAGATATTATGGCCTATAACTTCGTCTACATTAGCTAAGTCTACATTAAACTCGCCTAAGTTCTTTTGGGTGTACGTCTTTGTTTCCCCTGTTTCGGGAACACGAGTAACAATACACCAGATCTTGTCTGGCTTGAGTCCGTTTGCCTCTATATCCAATACTACTTTATTAGAAGTCATAACTCGCTGTCTCCTGAATTATAGGTGGTTGACCGGCCTCTAGTCGGCTAGTCTCTTGATTGTAGTATAACCAGCCTCCTGTGCCTGTGTTACCAGTTCTGCGGCACTTGACTAGCTGTATCTTAGTACAGTTCCTTGCGTATTCATCCTCTGCCATCTTATCACGACTAAGTAGGATAGTGTTAAAAGCAATCTGATTAATTGAACCAGAGCCCTTCATATCGTACTCGTTTACATCGTGAGCGTCTTTAGCACTCGGCTTACGCATATGGCTGACTACTATAATACTTACTCCTGTCTCTTTGGCTAGCTTTAGGCACTTATCCATGAAGTCATCTATCACACCATTGTCGTTAGAAGTAACCGCAGCCTGTAACGGATCTAGGATTAACAAGTCACAGTCTAATCCTTTAACCATGTATCGCATTTTAGCGAATAGTTCATCGGCCTCCAAAGCCCCTTGATGGTCTAGTATGTGCAGCTTATCTGTACTAGCTAGCTCTTCATACTTCTTATGTAGCATATCGTAATCCCGATCCTGTTGGGGTACATTAGATATGTTCTGGCCTATGTGTACTGAGATTAGTTTCTCTATCGTTTCGCCTACATCAGCCTCTAGAAAGATACAGCCAATGCGCTTGTTAGACTCCATGAGCATATCATACACTAGATTATATACTACAGTAGTCTTACCTATAGACGTTAAAGCACCTAGTACTGTAATTTCTCCTGCTGCTATACCTCCATTCATCATAGCATTGAGTGAGCCAAACGCCATAGGTAGTGGCGTAACCTCTTCTGTACCACGCTTTACGAATAGATCCCAGTTACCAGCATCAGAAAGCGACACTACACCAGCAGGGCGGTGGGGTTTAGCAGACCACCAACAGTCTGTAAACTCTTTGACCTTGCCGTTCATAAGCATATCAGACGCATCCTTAAGGGGCATCTGCATCACCTTAACCTTATTAGGTGAGAATAGATCTACTACATTCTTAGCTGCATTTTTACCCGCTTCGTCTTGGTCGAAGCACAGTATAACACTATCAAAAGTCTCTAGGAACTCTAGAGATTCTTTAATGCCCTTTACTGCACTACCAGCGCCATTCTTTAGGCTGACTACAGGCCACTTGCCGTGAAACATAGAACTAACTGCTAAGGCGTCTAATTCGCCCTCTGTGACTGTTATGTACCTACCTCCCCTACCTTCGTATAGGTGCTGACCAAAGAGCCCTGACGAGCCTAGATCACCGCTACAGAAGAACTGTTTATTTTTAACTACCCTAGTCTTTAGGGCTCGTTTCTTACCATCACCATCATAAAACGGGTAGTAGTGGTTAGTTACATTGCCCTTAGCATCATAGTCAATAGTAACACCGAATTTATCCATGATATCTTGAGAGATTCTACGGTCTTTCAGTGCGCCTCTTGTTCCTTTAATTAACTCGCTTTCGTTTACTTGCTTCATTTTAGTCGTTTGCATCCCGCTTGATTGTGCGTTTGAGCCAGCCTTTTGATAGTATCCACAGCCTTGTGAGTAACAAGTAGCGTGTCCATCCTTATACCTGACTAGATTATCTTTAGATTTGCATTTGGGACAAGGGCCCCTGCTATCTACTTCTGAATTTTCCCTTGTGTAGTTGTTGTTAGCCATTGTTCGTGCTCTTCGTTAGTTAGGTAGTGCGATAATACAGTTTTGATAGCCTCTAGGCAACGGTTATCGCTCTCTTCGTCTTCTTGTCTGATATACCAATCACTACAGACACAATCTAACACAGTATAATAGTCTTTTAATTCCTGTACTACTATACCTTCTATGTACTGGTCATATTTATCACTCACTGTCGCCACCTCTTAATTTTAGTCCAAATTTCTTTAGTACACCTATGCGGTAATGTATCCACATAGGCAGAACAATACGGACAGAATAAATCACCCATTATAGATCCTCCCAAACAGTACCACGTTGGTACAATTGAATTGCTGTATTAAGGTTACAATTAAACCCCTCCATTATTTCTTCAAAGTGTATCATAAACATCATACTACTGTACCTCACTCATAATAGCCTGTATCAGTGCATGCTGTCTAGCCTTAGCTAGAGCGCCATGCCCCGTCCTGCTCATAGCAACAGCGCAGCCAGCTTTGCCCCTGTGTAGTAACTCACTACACTTTAGGTATGATACCCCGATGGCACGTAACTCTACCAACTGCCTTAGCTCTTTGGTTGACCATGAGTTATATTCGTAGTCAGCTACGGACACTTTTGGTTTGGCTACTACCTCCCTAAATCCATAGGGTATCTTAGGTTTAAATACTATACTCATAATCAACCATCCCTAAAGAAGTTAGCCAACACTTCATCACACATTAGGTTACCCTGCATAAACCCATCTACTTCACCGCTAGCATCTCGCTTAACCATTACTGGAATACTACGGAATCCTAGTTGCATAATAGTGTCTCGGTGTTCCATCATATCTGTGCTACGCGGCTCGTAGTTACTAATGCCTAGATTAAGTAGCCGTTTCTTTAGGGCGACACACGCCATGCAATCCTTACCTGTGTATAGTTCAATCATTTTCTGGTGTTCCTTTTAAGTCTGAAATTAATAAGTTATAGCAATCACTTCTAAAGGTGAACCCATTGGAGGGATCTGTCTCGCCTTTGTGTTTCTTTGTTGCTAGGTCAAAGTATAACTCTTTAGGCATTACCCCACAAAACCAGAGTACCGAATAGTCACTCTTGATACGGGTAAAGGCGTAATAGTCACACGCTTGTTTTGTATTGTAAGAACTGATAGAGCATTCATATTCAGGTCTTGGTATTGATCTGCATTGTTTACTCTTTACGTCTACCGTTTTACCGTTAGGCAAGACTAAATCGTAGTCGTAGGTGTTGGCCTGTTCCCATCCGAAGTGGTCGGCTAGAACTATCTCACCTAGAAAGCCAATTATGTTGCCCTTGCCTCTAGTGATTGAGTTCCTTAGCTGGCCCATCTCTGCCGCCATCTTTTCGGCCCTCTTTACTTGGGCCTCTGTAGGTACTATAGGGAGAATTTCCATTGTGTAGTTTTCCTGTCTTTAACCAGTTAATGTGATCTTCTAAAAGTTTGTTCTGTTTGTGTAGATAGAGTATCGTAGCCTCTAGCTCGGTTATGCGCTTCTGTAACCCTTTGCTCATGTGTTTACTTTCCTCTAGGGGTAAAAAAAGAGTAGTTTTATATCTTACTCAGGATATTGTCGGGTTTTTCAACCTACACGCTAGGTGCGTGTTCTTTACCTACTAACTTTAGAAGTCAGTCGGATCATTCTCAGACTCAAATGATAGGGGAATATCACCTGTGCCCATCTCTAGCACCTTCACTCGGTTAGCGTATGTAGCTAATCCATGTTGGGGGTGTGTATTGCCTTGCTTCCACTGTACACGTACTTTAGTGCCTCGTGGTAGTTCCTCGCTCAATGCTAGGGCTTGACCACTGTCATCTAGTACGTCGATGCTATAGCCTGATTTAAACTTGCGCTGGCCTACGCCCATATAGTCTTTTACATTCACCCCTAGCTCTTTTAGCTTAGATGCTTCTGTATCATCCATACACAGTGTAATATTATATCCTACATCCTGCCCTTGATACTGATCTTCTGTTAGTACGTGGGAAAATGCAATGTAACCTTCTGATACTGATAACGCCATGATAATTTCTCTCTCTTTGTTTACGCTTTATTACGCTCTATAGGAACTGGCATTATTGCCTGTTTGCCCTATGGTTTAATTATACAACAGACAACTAACACAGACAACTACTAGATAGTTATAAGGTTATGCCTTATGGTTCTATGGCCTCTTAAGTGATAATACATTAGAAGTTGTTTCCTATAATGAGTAAGTCATTAGTAGTTATAATTATGTATTACTTCTTAAGAGTACCTAAGAACGCTTTTGAGTGTAGCACATATTTAGTCTATAGTCAAATAGCCCTCTAGGTTAGTGTCTGTAATCAGTTCTAACTGCTCTGTTAAAGTATCATCCTCCTGAATATCTGAATTGTTAACGTCTAAACCAGCATTAGTGTCTGCCTTTAAACACTCCCTGCATAGCTCTATACTCTCTTGGTCACTTAGTAACCTGTCACACGCCTTGCACTTCATTTCTCTTAATCCTCTTAGTAATACGCTAGGTTAACAGTAAATCGTCTATTTCTAGACCTACTTTAATTGCTGTTTCTCTGACAGTATCCGCCGTGTTTTTGTTGATATAGTCTATCATTGATTTTCTGTTTGCTAGTCGCCACTTTGCTTCCCAGTAGGTTTGATCTTGTTTGAGCAGCACCAGCGCCATTCTATCCTCTTTAATTTCGTCTATACTACGCATTATATAAAGCCCTCATAATTAATTGTCTATCCTCTAATTCTTCACGCCTAGCGTATCGTAAAGAATCCTCTAGATAATCCCTGTCTCGCTCGTCTACTGTGAATGCTTCGCGTACTTCACCTCTAACATAGCTCAATACTATATCACCTGTATCAGGGCATACAGTAAACCAAAGGTCAGAGATGGGGTGCTTATCGCCATAGTCTTTATTGTTCATTAGTACTTACTCCCTTGTCTTGCTTTAAATCCCATGCGCTGATAACGCCTTAAGGCCCAAAAATCAGTATCAGATAGTTTTTTACCTACCATATAACCACCCACAAACCACCAAAAGGCATTAGGATCTGACGGCTTCACAGAATGTTTCAGTTCTTTACTCTTTAATATTGACATTTGCCCTCCCCTCTGCCTGCTAATATCCACGCTTCTAACCATACGCCGCCTCTATTGCTTAGGGCCTTTAGGAACTGGTATCGTTTGTTATTGTGGTCAAACTCGCGCCAATTGTAGGGCGTTTCTGTTAGCCTCTCAAACGCCGCTAGTTCCTGCCTGTACTCTTGTATTGTATCGTTTAACATCGTCATACTGTATACCCCAATAGAACCCCATTAATGAGTGCAAACCAAAGCACCCCACC